GGAGATGAGTATACTAAACGTTATGGTAAAAAGCATGTTAGCATCACTAAGTGCCAACCTTCTTTACAATTTGCACCAAATGGTATAGTTGACGGTTTTTTTAAAGATCCACCACAATGTATGCCTGATCAATATAAATGTGGCGACACTGTTGAAGCATACTGGAACTATTATGAAGGTGAAAAGTTTGCGGTAGCTAATGCAAATGAAACTAAAATAACTAGAGATGCACATAGATGATTATTTTAAAGATATGAATAAAGAAGTAAAAGAAGTAACAAAGCAACCTACAATAATAGAACTTTGTTATAGAGATTTAAAACAAAACGGTATTGAGAGAGATTAGAGTGCTTACAAGAAAAACACGATGAGATCTCGATAATATACACGTATAAGAAAAGAGCTTGCTCAAAAAAAATGTTACACAGAATAAAAGTGTGACAATAGCTAGTATAATATAATAGTAATACCCTAATGTCGCATTATGATAGAGACATGAAATACCTTAATGATAAACGCATCATATACCGTAGAACACCAACTACAGACAAACCTACTGCAACGTATGAATGGGGTGATTTCTATGAGTATGGTACACATGAGTATTACGCATTGTTTCAAAGCAAAGCTAAGATTACTACATATCGTTCATTGTTATGGCATTTAATAGTATTATGGTATCTAAACCTGGATCTTACACAAGATGAGTTTAAAGAGATAGCATGGCACATGTCACAAAAAGAAAACGGCTTCGTTACATTTAATATAAACGAAGAACTATTTAATAAAATATTTTACGATGTATGTATATACGATTTAGAAGATGCACCTAAAAACAAAACTCGCAAACTTGTATTTAAAGAGTTCTCTGGTTTATCTTTTAAAGAAAAGATGAAGATAGTAGGCCGCATGGTTGGACGTAATTCTATAACAGCCACAGAAATATACGATACCATGCTTATGCTATACGACGACAACGAAAAAATAACGGTTGCTAAAATTGCAGATGGCTTAGGTTGCTCTACAAGAACAGTATATAGGCATATGACTGACGAGCTTAAAAGAGAGAAGAATTTACTTAATAAAGAACTATGAAAGAATTTTATTGTATATTAGTGGGGTTTGGCATAGGAATTGCTACTAAAACCACAATTAAAAACATTAAAGAAGCTATTAGATGGAATAGACTGCAGTCAAGGGATATACAGTTTGAAATTAGAATAGCTAAGCTCAAAGAAGAGTTGACACAACAGCGCCGTGAAAAAGTACAACATTCAAAACTACATCCGCTACAAAAATGACGTAGAGACACTTATAAAAAGACAAGAAGGACTTACATGGGGTGAAATGACTAGAGACCAGGTAATCATACAGTTTTTACCTTTGGTTGAAAATTTAGCCCGAAAGTTTAGTACCTCAGATCAAGCATCAGGAGTTATGAGTATAAACGATTTAATACAAGAAGGCAATTACGGTTTAACCGCTGCTGTCGATAAAATCGATTGGAATAAAATTCTTGATTCTGAGGACCCTGAAAAAACAATTAAGTCATTCCTATCAAAAAGAATAAAAGGCGCGATACGACGCGGAATAGATATGAATAGAGCTGACGTTCGCATACCAGAGCATAAGCTAAATGAAATAAGAAGAAACCCTGATGATGAAAATATGGTAGCTATGTTTTTTAATAGCGTATTTTCAAGTATAGATGCACACCACGAAAATGAAGAAAGCCCATTTACCCAGGTTGCCGACGAGTCAGAACCATATAATATAGAATTAATTAATTCTTATTTACTAAATTTGATGCGTAAGTATTTGACAAACCAACAATATGATGTACTTAGGTTGTCTTACGGATTAGACCAAGACCATAAGTGGCCAGCCACTGATATTGCAAAGCACTTAAACATTAATGTTGCTACTGCAAATGTAAGAATATCACAGATTAAAAAGGATGCGATTGACACGTTGATAGCGAGCACGGATCCTTCACAAGTCCTTGATTTTCTTTAACTTAATACCGAAACATGTAATAATTAATATATAAACCCACACACCATGGAATTAAACAAAAAGCTAGCGACTATTCAAACCAAATTCAAATCTAAGAAGTCGCGTTACAATTCATTCGGCAAATACTATTTCCGATCAGCCGAAGACATTCTCGAAGCAACAAAACCCTTTCTCTTAGAGTTAGGAGTAACAGTAACAGTTAGTGAACAAATCGTTTCTGCGGACCCTTTTCCTATTATGGAAACAACCGCTACCATTTCAGACGGCAAAGACACTATCTCAGCTACAGCTATGGTTGGTGTTGACCTAGACCAAAAGGGTATGCAAATGCCTCAGAAGTTTGGTAGTGCATCATCTTATGGTAAAAAGTATGCTTTGGGTAATCTATTTTTAATTGATGATACTCAAGACTCTGATGCTTCAAATACGCATGGTGCAACATCAGCAAAAAAACCTAAGCTAACTAAAGGCTCTGACGAGTTTAATAAAGCTAAAGACTATATTAAAGCTGGTGGCACTGTAGCTAAAATTAAATTGAAGTACGACGTGTCCGCTGCAGTTGAAAAACTATTAAACGAATGACAAAAGATGAGATAATAGAAAGACTACGTAACGACGAAGACTATTATGGCGACTTTGGTAAAAAGTTCAGAAGTAATAGCGACATCTCTACGTTGCTGTCAAACCCATTATTGTTAGGCGCTAATAGAGAAATGATACCAGCGTTCTTGGTTGGCGGTTATTTTCATACCGCTATCCTCGAACCTGACAAGCTCGTTAAGTATAAAGTAATTGAAGCCACTACCAGAAACACTAAAAAATATAAAGAAATATCTGGTGGTGAGCTCTGCTTATTACAACACGAGGTTGATAAGATTGAAGTATTGATTGACAAGGTTATGAGTAATGAAGTCTGCCAAGGACTTATACGACCTTCTAAATATGAATATGAGTTACCTGGTATCGCTGATATTGATGGTCTTATGTGGAAGGGTAAAGCCGATATTGTTAATCACGACGACAAATTAATTGTTGATCTTAAGACCACTGCAAAGCTAGAAGACTTTAAATGGTCAGCAAGAAAATACAATTACGACAGCCAAGCTTACATATATCAACGTATCTTTGGCTATGATATGATATTCATTGCAGTAGACAAGAATACACACCAAATAGGTATTTATGACTGCTCAACGGATTTTTTAGAAAAAGGTTATGATAAGGTAATGAAAGCCACTGAAGCATATAACTTATTTTATAATGACCCTGATTTTAAACCTGAAAACTTTTTTATTAACGAAACCCTATAAATATGGCTTCAATTATTAAAACCAGCATTAACCTAAATGCAATCCCTAAAGACAAAATCATTAACGGTAAGAAAGGTAAGTACCTACCTATCGTTCTTACATTAAATGATGAGGTTGACCAATTTGGAAACCAAGGACCTGTTATCGTAGAGCAGTCTAAAGAAGAGCGAGAAAGCAAAGCTCAAAAGACTTACCTCGGTAATGTAACTGTTGTATGGACTAATGGTGAAAACGTAGAGCCTGCACCTCGTGAGGATCGCGGACCTGCAGCACCTGCACCTACACCAGTATCTGATGACCTGCCATTCTAAGGTCTAACTACTATTAAAATTTCCTATGCAAATAGAGACTACAGAGATTAACGGCTTTCTAATCGATAAGTTTAATCAGCACGGTCTCGAAGAAGGGAAATCACAAGGTATATGCCCCCTATGTTCTCATACTCGTAAGAAAGAAAACCAAAAGCAGAAATGCGCTTCTTATGACTGGGGACGTGGGTTAGGCACATGCCACAATTGCGATAGTACATTTCAGTTACACACTTACCAGCGCAAAGGGAAGGCAACGAAGACATATGTCAAGCCTGAGCCCTTTGTGCCGGAAGTACCTGGTACTAAAGTAGAAGAGTGGTTTGCTTCTCGAGGTATTACAAAACAAACACTTGCTGAGCTTAAGGTTACTGAAGGCCGTGAATTTATGCCGCAAACCGGCAAAGAAGAAAACGTAATAAAGTTCAATTATTTTATGGGTGGTGAATTGACTAATGTCAAATACCGCGATGGAAGAAAGAACTTTAAACTTTTTAAGGGGGCTGAGAAAGTTTTTTATAATATTGATAGCATAGTAGGTTATGAATACTGTGTTATTGTAGAAGGTGAGATCGATGCTTTAACCCTGCACCAGGCTGGTATTACCAATGTAATATCAGTGCCTAATGGTGCAACCCTTAAAACAAACAACTTAGATTACTTAGACTCTTGTATTGATTACTTTGAGGATAAAGAAAAAATAATATTAGCTGTAGATACTGATGAAGCAGGTCTCGCATTGCAGTCTGAGCTTATTCGTAGATTAGGTTCTGAAGTATGCTATCTCGCTTCGTTTGACGATTGTAAAGATGCTAATGAGTATTTAGTCAAACACGGTGAAGAAAAGCTTGTTTCGCGCATTACTGCTGCAACACCTGTACCGCTTGAGCACGTTACAACATTTAGAGACATTGAGGGTGAAATTACGGACTTTGTGCGTAACGGATTTAAACCTGGCTATCAAATAGGTCTTGACAACTTTGACGACATCTTTAGCACTTATACCGGTCAGTTTATTACTGTTACGGGTATCCCGAGTTCTGGTAAGTCTGATTTTGTAGATCAAATGTGTGTGGGCTATAACCGTAAATACAATTGGAAGATAGCTTACGCTTCACCTGAAAATCAACCAACCTTTTTGCATGCACATAAACTAATGCGCAAGATGTGGGGTAGAATGCCAAGCGAAGCAGATATTAATACACCTGAATGGAATACTGTTGCTGACCATATTAACGATAACTTCTTTCATATAGATATGGAAAAGTATACGTTAGAATCAGTATTAAAGAAAGGTGCAGAGCTTGTAAAGCGTAAAGGTATTAAGTGTCTTGTTATTGACCCTTATAATAAAGTACGATCCTCAGGACCTGCTAGTGATGTAAATCAATATACACTTGAGTATCTTGAGCAGATAGATATATTCTGCAAAAAGTACGATGCTTTAGTTATTGTTGTTGCACACCCTACTAAGATGTATAAAAACCAAACAACTGGTTTGATTGATGAACCTACGATGTATAACATTAAAGGCGGCGGCGAATGGTATGATGCCTCATATCACGGTTTATTAGTTCATAGAGACTATGAAAACAAAACTGTTAAGGCTAAAGTGCTTAAGGTTAAATTTCAAAACTTAGGCGAGAATGGTGCTGAAGCTCATTTCCGCTGGGAGCATGAAAGCGGCTTGTATAAACCAATTGACAACCCAAATGCTATACTCGATGAACCAATGCCCTGGGAATAATGCCAAAGAAAGTAAAGAAAACAGATTGGGGCAACTTTTATAGAACTGAAGATGAGTTTGAAGCAATGCGATGGTGTATAAAAAACAATATAACAATTTCACCGTTAGCTGCTACAAGTGGTAATGCACCGCAAAGCTTTTATATAGAAATTAATATTAAAGGCAATATAAATAAGAGTCCTAATACTTTTCACGCTAAAGAAGTATACAGACAGATTTATAAATACTACACTTATTATTATGAAAAACATAGAAACAGAATATGAAAAACTTATTGAAGAAATTTTGGAAGCGCCTGAAAAGGCTGACCGCACAGGAACTGGAACACGCTCTGTTTTTGGGCGTACTATTACTCATGGCATGCAGCACGGCTATCCTCTTCTTAGCGGCAAGCGCATATATCATAACCATGCTCTGGTAGAGTTATTATGGATTTTAAATGGGCGTACTGATCTGCAATACCTACATAATAATGGTGTAAAGTATTGGGATGCAGATTATAAACGTTCAGGGCGTACAGATGGCAATCTAGGTCCAGTGTATGGCCATCAATGGCGATCGTTTAATGGTGTTGATCAATTAGCAAACTTAGTTGCTGATATAAAAAGCAACCCAACCTCTCGTAGATTGATGGTTAGCGCATGGAACCCAGCAGATATTCCTGATATGGTATTACCACCGTGTCATTATGGTTTCCAGGTTTACATAAATGAAGGTAAGCTATCACTTATGTGGCAGCAACGTTCCGCTGATGTATTCTTAGGATTACCATATGACATTGCAATGTATGGTGCTTTATTAGAAATGTTAGCTAAGGGTGCTGGACTCGAACCAGGCGAGTTAATAGGACAGCTTGGTGATTGTCATTTGTATTCTAACCATATAAAACAAGCAAAAGAATATTTAAAAAGAAGTAAAAGTTATAAGTTTCCAAAGCTAGTTATGAATGAAAGTTTACGATACGTAAAAGGTAAGTTATTCATTCCCAGGCTAAATAACTTAGCTGTACTTAATTATAATCCGTTACCGGCAATACCAGCACCATTATCTGTCGGCAATTAAAAAAAATATGTATTATATTTATCACATTCCAGGTAAAAAAATAGGGGTTACACGTAATCTTAATAGAAGAGTTACTCAGCAACAAGGTTATGCTGAAGGCGAATACGAAGTTCTATTTGAGAGCGAAGATATTGATGAAGTATCAAGGCTAGAGATAGAACTTCAAAATTCTTATGGATACCCCACTGACCGAACACTTTATAAACACTATATAAACCGAAAAACAATGAATTTAAACCCTACGGAACAAACTACTACGTTCCCAACTACTAAAGCTAAGCTGTCTATCTTTTTACGAGAAAACTTAGGTGCTGAATGGGAAACACCTCAAGGCTGGCAATTTTCAATTACTGAAGAAACAATACCATGGATATTAAAAAATGCTGTTGTATCGACTTATCGTGAGACAAGAGTATATATCTATAACAAAGCCTTTAAAATGTTCTTAGATGAGCTCTATGGCGTTACACAGATGGAAATACCAGGCTTACAAAACCACGACAAGTTTGATCTTATACGTAAGTGGGCAAGCGAACGTGGTATTTATGAAAAAGGCGACGTTAAAACGCAATTTTCAAAGCTTGTAGAAGAAGTTGGTGAACTTGCTAAAGCAATCTTAGAAGAAGACGAAATTGAATTTGTTGATGCTATTGGTGATTGTGTCGTTGTACTAACTAATCTAGCTCATCTTGGTGGACACAAGATTGAAGAATGTATTGACAGCGCATATAACCAAATTAAAAACCGAAAAGGCAGAATGACCAATGGTACTTTTGTTAAGGTATTAGAAACCAAAGCCCAACAATTATGAGACAAAAAACAATCAACTTTAGAGACCCTGTTGTTGAACGTGTAGTAGACAAATTCGTAGGCCGATCAGATGTAGGTTATGAAAAATATGGTGTTACACTAGAAGACGATCCAAGTAAAATGCTTGAATGGCTTAATCACCTTCAAGAAGAACTAATGGACGCTGTTTTGTATTTACAAAAAGCTAAAGAAAAATATGAAACAGAGAGGAGCAAGAACTAATACTAGAAAAAAGTACAGTAAGAAAAGAGGTCCTGTAAGATCAAAGAAAGTGTCGCTTGACGGTATAGACTTTGCTTCGGGCCTCGAAAAATATATGTATGTTGCCTTAAAGAAGGCTAAAATCCCAGCTATATATGAAGGAGAAACATTTGAACTCCAATCATCATTTGAACTTCCCTTTGAAAGTTACGAATGCCAGGCAAACGGTAAAGGCGAATATTGTAATAGAGGAAATAAAAAAATCCTTAACATCAAATACACACCAGACTTTGTAGGCAAGCATTTTATTATAGAATGTAAGGGTAGAGCTAATGAAGCATTTCCAATGCGCTGGAAGCTGTTTAAAAAATACATAGCTGAAAATAAACTTGAGCCATTCACTTTATACAAACCACAAAATCAGAAACAATGCGACGAGACTATCAGACTGATTCTGGAAAAGCAAAAGCTTTGGCCAGGAAAAAGTACGCAGAGCGACAAATAAAGAAGTGGGTTGATTGGTCCTGGAATATGCGTGGTAGAGTTATCTACAAACAATTAATAGAACAAATAGAAAAATATGAACGAAAATAACGAAGATTTAAGTGGCCAGTGGGCCATATCAATGGGATTTTATCCTGGGGTATTAATTGGAATGAGAAGCTACCGCACAGAAGAGTTGACTACTCATGTGCTTTACCTTCCATTTGTCGACGTAGCATTACAAATTTTTAAATAACAAACACTATGAAAAACGATTTTGACGTATCAGATGATTTTGCTGACTTTGTTGATGAGCTGGCAACAGACGAAAAAAATGCTAATGCTTGTAGCATTGATAATCCAGAATGTGAAGGTTGTGGTTCATAATGTGTGCAAAACATGCTAAGATGTGTGATACTTGTAAAAAAGAGCTCATCGATAAAAAACTAAAACAGTGTGCTACAATATTTACCAACTTAGGTATAGACTCAACTGACGAAGAACGCCGAGATGCTTATGCAGAAGAACAACAGCTGCTCTACGAAATAAGAGCACTGGATAAAGAGAAAGGTGATCGATTGTTGAATATCGAATAATAATAAAGGGGAACCGCGATTGGCTCCCCTTTTTTTATTTCTTTTTGTTTTTATTTAATTCAGACCTATCATAACGTGATACTCTACCTGTTCTTCTTCTTTCCTCTTTTGCTGCCGCTATATCAGCAGGTGTAAGTTCTGAATAAGTATCAGGTGTATCTTCGTTTACTTTAACAGTTGGTCTAAATGTACCGCTGTCTCCAGGGCTATATTCTTCTTTACCTTTAGGTGTTTGCCATTTTTCTTTAAACCAACGTTTAAGAGCTAATCCTTTTTTTGTTTTTCTAACCTTTTTAAAAGGTGAGTTTGGTTGTGTATATGCCATAGTAAAAAGGGGGTGGGCGACAAATAATAATTCAAGGTAGCGAATTCCTAACTGCACGCCCAGTGTAACCCCGTGTTATTTTATTTTACCGCCTTTTTTACGACACTTAGCTATATAGCCGCTAGCATAAGCTGAAGGGAAAACATCATACTTAGCTTTTGCCTTGCGGTAGCAAGCATCTTTTAATTTAGCAGGCGAGCCTTCCATCATGTCTACGTGCTTTTGCACTTTTTTCGCTTGACCTGCGTGCATTTTAGACGCGCCTTTTAATTGCTCAACAACTTCTTTAAGTTCTTCAACTTTTTTAAAAGGAGCGGGTTTCATCTTAAACGCCATAATATCCTTTTTTGTAGTTTTTAGCTGGTGAACCGTCTGCTTTTAAAACGCCGCGGCCAATAAGTACATCTTTTTTAGTTACTTTACCGTCACCGCTAAGATCTTTCATTTTTGCAGGTGACTTATCATACATTTTAGCTGCGCTTTCTGGAGCTTCTAAAATTTTCTTTTTAAGAGCTTCTGGCAAATTTTTTTGGTTCCCTATTAATGCTTTCATTAATGGGGATTTTGGTTGTTGCTTATACATTTTTAAAGAATTGAAAATTTATACATGCTTTCTTCTAATAACGTCATACCAGAAGTAGTGCCCACTACTTTTATTCTAAGAAAATGTGCAGCGGGTAACTGAACTGCTATTGAGAAACCATCAGCATGCGTACCTGCATCATTTCTTTTTCTGCTTATACCACTTGTTAAATGAGGTAGCGGGCTAAAATCTCCAGGAGTACCTGATTGATCACCCTCGTCCGCAGTTTCTATTAAGTATCTAACTGTACTTGCTCCAGAAGGTGTAGTAAGCAATGCTGAAACGTTTATTTCTAAATCAACAGCTGAGCTAGAGCTATTTCTAATTGTACCTGCAGATACATCTACAACTAATGCGCCTTGATTATATTGTTTTGTTTTATATGCGGCTGAACCAACAGCTGCAAATAAAATCACACTAAAGCTAGTATTATCGTAGTTTAAACCAAGGTCAGCAGAGCCAAATGCTACTGTTTTTTCCTTACCTACAGCATTTAAAGTAACCTTACCTGTTTGATTATCAAAAGCAGAAGTAATATTAGTTTCTGGATTATTGGTAAACAAACCACCAGCAATACCTTCTACCTCAGACTGACTCAACTGCGTATTGACCGAAGCAAAATTTATTTTATTATTTGTATCATCATAAGTAACTGAAATATTAGTTTCTGTATTACCAGTAAGCATATTACCTACAAAATCTTGTACTTGTTCTTCAGTTAACTGTGTATTAGTGTCAGTGTCTGTAGATACAAAGTTTAATTTACCATTTGTATCATCATAAGTAACCGAAATATTAGTTTCCACATTATCGGTAATCATAGCACCAACAATATCTTGCACTTCTTCTTCAGTAAGACCAGCAGCGCTTGCTTGTGAATTTACATAACTCGCAATAGCAGACATTTTATAGTTACGAGTAACACCATTAGGACCATTTGACCCTAATAATTTGTCGGTCCCTGTTATAGAACCGTCCAATTCGTATGAATTAATTTTAGGCATAATTTTTTTATTATTTATTTTTTATAAAATTCATTATTTTATCAGTTCTTTTTTGTTTTAGCGCTCGGTCATTATCTCTATAAAGTACAAATGCAAATATTATTAATGCAAACATTATAGCGAAAAAAGTAGGAACCATCCAATACTGCCATTGAGAAGATGCTACGCCGCTATTATCTTTTACACCACCCCTCCAGCTGTCCTCGTGGTCTTTGTGCACATAGATGTAGCGCATCTGACTAGCGTCGTAATCTACTGCTACACTATCTTTGTAGCCACTCGCCCATGCTCTAACGCTATCTCCCCAGTTACTCTGATTTTTCTGTTGCATATTTTACACCCATTATAGTTCCAATAATACTGAAACTGTTTGTTAATAATATACCGAACAGATTACTCCAGGCATTGCCAAGTATTGTGGTGTCTTTATTAGCTAATAATGCAATTGTATACATTAACGTAGTTGTTACGCCTACACCAATTATAATTACGAGTGCAACCTTAACAATTAAACCAATTAACTCAAACTGAGTGCGTTTTTGTAATAAATCAAGATCTTCAACCGCTTCATCTCGAAGTTGTTCAGCTTCTTTTACAGCGTTTTGTAAATCAATAAGCAACCCGTTGTTTTCTTTAGCTGCTGCTTCAAGCTCTTTATTTTGACTCTGTACTTGCTTAGTAACTTCTAACCTTTTCTTGCGAGCCTCTTTATCTCTTTCTTTACAAAACCTTAAATACTCTGCAAACTCGGTGTCTTGCCTTTTAGCTTTAAGCACTTTTAAAAGATTACCTTCTAAATATACTTTTTTCTCTTTCGATAGCTTTAAAAGTAAGTCCCTAGTCTGCTGAGATATTTCCATTATTTATACACTTTGAACGGCGCTGTTCTAGCAGTATAACTATCGTAGTCTTTTAAGAATTCTTCTAATCTTGGTTCTATTTCATCAGATTTAATAATCCAAAACTGCGCACCGACAGCTTTTGCTTTATCAATCTCCTGGTTATCATCGGAAGATGATATAATTCCTATAACTACGCCATTGCCGTAATCCGTATTGATTTTTCTAATTAGCTCTATACCATCAAAGCTAGAGCCTATAATATTGAGGTCTACAAACACACATTCAGGACGCTCTTCTATTGGTCCTTCTACAAACCATTTTTTAAACAAACGGTCAGCTTCATCTGAAGAATTTAGTGCCTGTAGTGATAGTGTCATATCAAGAAGACTGCAAGCGTCTTCAAATACCAAGTGGAATAGATCCTCGTCGTCTACTAATAATATTGAATCGATCATTTTAAAGTTATTCTAATTTTTGTTCCTGTTTCTATTTTTTCCGATGTAATCGTAAAGCCGTGTTCCTCGATTATGGCATTGCATATATTCAAACCTAATCCCGAACCTGTTTCGTCTTTACTGCCTCTAGCATAGGGTTCAGAAAGCTTTTCAAACTCTTCCTGGCTCATACCTATTCCATTGTCCTCTATTATGAGAATATTATCACCTTCCATGTAAACATGAACATGCTTTGTTGCGCTGTTGTTGTATTTTAAACCGTTTCTAATTAAGTTATCTACAGCTGTACAAAACAAAGCTTCGTTTATATTCGATTCAACTAAATCATCTATTTTTACTTGCTTGCCGTAAGAAGTTGAAGACAAGTAATTCTTCAGTGCTTCTTTTATATCTAACAATGCGGTTTCTAAATCTGTATTTTCTTTTACTAAGTTTGTAAACTCTTTTACTCCTTTATACACTTTTTGTGTATGCAACAACCCTTCCTGTATCATTTTAAGAGGTGCTGTAATTTTTAGCTTGTCTATATCTTCTTTTGATAATCTGCGTTTTAAGGAGCTTAATCCTCTTGGTATATATGTATTTATACCTGAATGCATATCGTGCCTTAGAATCTTTGCAGCGTGCTCTAAATAACCGTTTTTCTTTGCTACCTCAGCCTGCACTTTCTTTTTATCTGTAATATCTGAAGCAATCTTTAAAACGCGATATACTTCACCGTATGGATTTTTAATAGGGTTGTAATTGCCGTATATCCAAAACTCTTTACCTTTTTTGTTTATACGTAAGAACTCCCCGCTACTTACTTTACCTTTTCTTAGTTCGTACCAAAACGTATTATATTTGTCCTCGTCTGTATTCTTTGGCATAAACATTCTATGGTGCTTGCCTATAAGTTCTTTTTCAGAATACCCAGTTACTTTACAAAATATATCGTTGCATGACAATATGGTACCGTCAGGTTCAAACTCAACCAACGCATTCGAACCGTTAATAGCCGATAACGTGTCATCTATAGTTTGAAACTTATACCTAGCTTTTCTTATAAGCTCAACAACGGCATAAAAGAAAAAAGGCATAAAAGAAACTACAGCAACCCAACCGTATATCGGTGATTTATCTGTCAAATCTGCATAGCCAATTACAAGAGCTGTTTGATAGCTAAAGAAAGCTATCATAATAGCTACTGCAATTGCAAGCGATATTTGGGCCGCTATTGAAAGTTTCATTTTTTACTTTTATATAATATCCACCATCTTTGGGCTGTATACCCGATAGATACGAGCAGTAAAGATATTTTAAGTATTGTTTCAACTTGTGCCATGCTTATCCCCATGGTTGTTACGTTTAGTAGCATTAATCTAAAATCCTGCTCGTTCATTTTAAATGTAGTTATATTGTGTCAAAGTTAGTATACGTAATAGTTACATCTTCACCTGCTACTAACGCTGCAGCAATTTTCGGATATACTCTTTTATACGCAATAGTAGAGCGACCAACGAATCCATCACTCCAATCAAAATTTGTTTGTTGGGTGTCACCAAGAAGCAAGCACCCAGCAGTATGTTCATCAGTATTACCAGTGTGAATAAGAATATACTCAAAATTAGGAACCTCACGTACCCATAACATTCCTTTGTGCATTTCCCCATACTTCTTTAAATATCTACCATGAAATCCTCCCACCGTCCGGAGAGTAATGTTATATGTTCCAGCAGGGACTCGGGTTTCACCGTATTTTTTAACGTCTCTGTGTTCGTCTTCAAGCGTGTAACATAAGAACTCTCGCTTACCGTCTGTAATGTCAAATAATATTCCATTGGTTGAGTCTTCTTGACTGCTAAATCTTAATACTTCTAATTTCATTTTATTTTGTTTTAAAAATCTCCCGCGTCTTTAATTTCTCTTTTTTCTTTCTTTTTGCGACGTGTTTCAGCAGCTTTTTTTATACCCTCTTCTTTACGTTTTTCTTTAGCTAAAGTTTCAATTAAGTCATGCTCTTCATTTTTAACGCCCACATCCCACGTTTTCCAACCAAGCGCCAATGCTATACGTTGCCATGCTTTGTTACGAGCGTCGAGCGCTTCAGATATAGAATTTATTTCATCATACACACGGTCTAAAGGCACGTTAGCTACACCAGAAACTAAGCTACCTAAAATTGCCCAATTGGGACCTAAATTAACTCTGCCGCCTGCGGTAATTGCCCAGCCTCTTGCGGCAATAGCATCTTTTTCAAATTTTCTTGTTTTAATTGCTGTATATAGTTTTCTAAACTTAGAGCCTATTGGTGGTGAAATATTAAATGCAGATAACAGAGTGTAACCATGATCAGCCATAAAACCTTTACCTTCTTGAATATAATATTGTTGAATAGTATTTTTAATTGTAGAAACAATTGCACCATAAATGCCTGAACCACGAAGAATAGTATCTACCATACTATTAACTGTTTTTAATAATTTCTTATCGGCATTTTTCTTGCGCGTTTCATCATCTTCTTCATCATCAAAGAATAAACCAAACATTGCACTTTGCAAAGCGGAAAATATAAAGTTTTGTATAAATCCGTAATAAAGAATTTTACTTATATGCTCTTTTGCATCTCCACGACCATTTATAAGGTCCTGGCCAGCTTTTTTCATCAAACGAGTGTATTGCATAGGAGTATTAGCAAAAGCCAATATAAAGCGCCCTAAAATTGATCTCTGTTGTTGTGATACCAATGCTGGATCAGAAGACTGCTGTGCAATATCCGATGCTTTAGAAAAATCTTCAAATGCTTTTTCTTCTGCTTTCTTTTGTGGCATCCCCTGCTTTAAATATGTATTTATACGGTTGCGATAAAAAGTAGCGCCACCTGTAGCAATAGCCATACTATCCGCGATTTGTGTGGGGGTGAAACCTAATTTAAGCATGTAAGCAAGAATAGCTTGCGGACTATTTTTAGACCTACCTGCTACCTGTGCAATTTCAGATTCACTAACGTCTTGTTTTAAACCACCACGACGTTCTTTTAACTTATCAGAGTTAAATATAAATACAAAGTCTTTCCAGTATTGTTTTTGGTTTGCAAATGCTGCTGCAGCTTTTATAGGATTATTATCCGACCAATTTATAAAGTTGGTAAATGATAACATTTGTAATAATGCCGAGCGGCGGTTAAAGAACATGATTGCACCTGTAGAACCGTTAATCCAATTAATCCATTTGTTAGTTTGAATATTAGCACCTGAAGGACGGTTACTGCCGTTTTTCATGGCATATATTGCGTCTTCAAGTGCTTCACGATGCTTTCTGCCTTTGATAGCCTCTACCTTATTAAGTGCCCCTTCGTCAAATATGGCATCGACATTTGTAATAAACTGCGCAAGTATTTCTTTACGACCAACTTTTTCAGTCATACTATTAAGATCGGACAATACGGAATCGCCAATCCAAAACTCTGATGGGTCAGGCCATGTTTCGCGACGGCCGACAATAAGTAGCGCCTCGGCAAAATCAGCTAATGCTGGATTATCTAAAATAGCGTTTTCTAAATCGTTTCTGTCCTTATCACTTAGACCAGGAATATTTGTGCCTGCAAGACCCCACATATATACACGAACTGCATGGTCATAAGTAAATGGAGTGCCGGGTACTGATTCACTAAGCATTGCATATTCATCTTTAAACTCCGTAGTAACAACCTTAAACTCTCTCTTAATAAGTTGTCGCATAGCGTCTATAGCAGCGATGCCTTTAAAGTATGGATCCATAAGGTTCTTTTCAAAGAACTCCATATCTTTTTCACCTTGCTTGCCTTGTCCTGCAAAAGCATAATGTACTAAGCCTCTAAAGTCGTCAGCACCTGGTGCAATAAAGAATTTAAATCTACCTTTGTCCTTACCTAAAATTTGAGCTCTAGTTCTAGATATTTCTGTTCTGCCGTCAATACCACTCTTTCTTCTAAGTATTGCGTTAAACTGAGCGTTTAATGCTGATGGCTCTGGAAAACTTGCTGAATATTTTCTTTGGCCGTCTCGGAATCTATCTAGTTCTACTTTATCCTTAGCTGCTACTTTTGCAATATCTTTTAACTTAAAATACTTCTTGCCTTTTTTAAGTTTAATTTTTTGTGCGCCTATTTCAAAATCAGATAAAAAAGAACCATTTTTTCTAACTCCAGCTACTTCATATAAAGAATTTCCAGAAAATAATATAATTGATTTAGAATCTATTCCAAAATCACCATCAATAAATTTTTTATTATCTCCTTTTCCTAAATATCCTTGTGCTTTTGCAGTTATAGGATTTAAATATCTGTCCCACCATGTACCTGATCTTAAATTGTATGATTTTATGTTAGTTTTCTTAAAAGACTTAGTTTTATTTTCGTCTGATTTATTCATTCCTATAAGAACATAATTCTTACTTACATACGAATAGTTGGTTGCAAAGTCCTCTGGGTTTTGTAAAGCTGTATTAAATAAAGTTTGTATCATAGCGGTAGCCGGCAAAGCATGCTCTATTTCTATAGGTGAAACTTTTTTATCGAACCCTTTAGAATATCCTATCATACTAGCTAACTCTCTCATAGGGTGTTTTGTATTACTAGCAGAAGAGCTTAACCAGGTAGCTATTGCTATTGCTACATTTGGATTATCTTTGTTTTGTTGAAGTACATTTTTTAAACCAAACCATAATTGTTTACCCGTTTTTTCTGTCCATATATTATAACTAAGAACAGCTCCGTCTTCGTAAGCCGCTTGAGCAATTTCTTCATTTTGAAAAACATTAAAAGGTGTGGTATCTATAGTCCTGCCTGTTTGAGGATTTTTAAATTTTTTAGGATTAGCTATTTTTTTACCGTATTTTTGGCTTGAATCATTAAATATATCTTCAATAAACTTATCCCTTGCAGCTTCAAATTCTTCTATAAATTTTTCTTTTTCTTTTTGTTGTTTTGTTGGATCGTCTTCAAGCTCTTTAAGTCTTTTCTTAATTTTTCCGCCAAACATTATTTCCTTACTATGCAGCAAATGAGTAGCTTTTTCTGTTCCCCAAAAATCTCTTCCCATAATAGGAACAACAAATTCCTTAATGGTTTGTGTATATGTTTCTAGTTGCTTTGGATCGCTTAAATCAAATAATTTATTTCCATAACCGTTGTCTTTAAGAATTTTTGTTAAAGCGGTTTGTACTAATTGTTCTTTTAATACTCTTGAATCACCAGCTGCAGAATCAAGCAATTGAAGAGTAGCCATAATATCTGCTTCATTTAATACTCTTACAGCGGATGGGCGCCCCTCCGAAATAGGTGCTGTAAATGAAAATTTAACATTACCACGCTCAGCCTGTCTTTTAAATTCAGGGCCCATATTTTCAGCATTTTCAACACCGTTGCGCTTTTGATTTTCTATAAATGCTTTAGCAATAGGACCGTTTTCGTCAAAAGATTTTTTAATTATATCAAATGTTATTTCTTCAGCCATGGCTTTAGCTAAAGATTCTTTTTTACCTCTTGTAGGATTACCGTTAGGCTCTAAGAATGCCGACAAAAAGTCTGAATCAGAAATAGCACCAGGAGCTTTTGGTAAACGTCTAACCAAATCTGCACCAGATGTACGGCCAGCTAAATCTGTTTCCATTGTTTCCCTATCTATTTTTTTACCTTTCCAATCGGTTGTAAAAACGCCATCAACGCTTTTTTGAATAGCATTAGGTATTGCTTGACTCAGCCAAGTGGTTGACATGTTTTCTAAAATAGCGGCTTTATTACGTAACAAAAATTTACGCAGCTCACCATCTTTTTTACCACCCATAGCCTTTTTAAAATCAATGTCTATTGACTTACCAGCTTCTTTTTTAATTTCTCTAATTAAAGGTGTAACAGTAACGTTGTTACTTACTTTAGCATCTATACGAGATTTTAAAAGGGCAACTATTTTAGTTACTTTTTGTTCAATATCTTTTATAACATCTTCATCTACTACCCTTCTTCTAAGTAAATCTTTATACTCAGGTCTTTTAGCTAGCTCCTTTTTAATTTCATTAGAAATATCAGCAACCTGTTTTGCTGTTTCACTATCAAGGCTTCCTGTTTGTTTTTCTATAGCGGCTTCTTTAGCTAATTTTTTATTGATGTCCAGCGCGGCAAAATTAATATTAGCCATAAGGAATTCTACAAATCCTTCCGCACCGATTACTTCATTGCTCCCTTTCCTTTTCTTTTCAGGGTCAAAATTAATAAGGCGTTCTTCTAAAGACTCTATTAGACCTCTAACTTTTTCTGTTTGACCAGGAAACTTGCTTACTATAAAATTATGTATTGGTTGTCCGGGTTGCATTAGCATGTATAAATCCGTAAACCCGGGATCAGATTGAAATTCAGACTTAGTTTTAGCGTTTTTAGGCTGAACATCTTTAATTACATTAAAAAGCTCTTTTTTGGTGCTAACCGAAAACGATCTTTTTCCAGGTTGACCACTATCCGTTTGTTCGCTAAGTGCTTTTTCTGACGCTTTTAATTTTAGTTTAGCTGCGCCGCTAAGCTTCCCCTTTTTTATAGATTTTTGGTAATCTTTAACAAATTTTAAAACATCTTTACCTGTTTCAAATTGTTTATCAATACCAAGTGCAGCCTTAATCTGAGTAGAAATCCATCTTCCAATTTCCAATAAAAGAGGTTCAGACATGCTAATTTCTTCTTTTGCTAAAGCGTCAGAAAAAGCAGTAATGTATTCATCAATATCTTTACCAGACACCGTGCCGTCTTCATTAAAAACAATGTCATAGCCAGCTATATTATTTTTTAGCTTATTAAATTGCTTTTTAGTTATTTCCCCTTTTTTATATTGATCTTGTAATTTTTTTAATTCGTTATTTCTAAAATTAACAGCTGCTCTTATTCTTTTTTCAATTTCAGTATTTCCGCCTGCAATTATTGCATCTCTAAGCTGATTAATTATAGCTTCTTTATTAGGGTTTGATTTTAATTCAGCATACAATACGCGGTGTAGTAATTCGTGAGAACCTACGCTTATAGCTAAATTTTTTGAAGCAACCTCTAAATTTATATAAATCTGACCATCTACTTCTACAAACCCATCAACGTTTTCAGCTATTTTTCTGTCAATACCCGCTTCAACCATTTCTTCTATGGTATTAAATACTTTTACTTTATCAACACCAAGTATTTGTTGTACAATAGAAGCTTCTTTTTCTGTTTGCTTTGCTGCAGCGTCTTTTATAAGGTTTTCAATTTTACTGTCAATTTCTTCAATTTTAGCATCTAAAGGCCCATGGGTAACAGGGTTACTATTCTTTTTAGCTTTTTCAGCCTGTTCTCTTTCTTCAAGGAGCACAGCTACTTCAACAGCATCAACACCTTGGTTTCGCATCCATTTTGGAATATTAACTTCCTGATTAGCTACAGCTTTTGCTTGAGATATTAAGGTTTTAGCATCTTCTTTTGTTATTCTACCTGCTTCAACCATTGTATTAAGAAGTGCAGTTGAGCTTTTAATATCTTGAGACATTAAATAAAGATTTTCAAATCTTTTTTCCTCATTGCCTTTATAGCCAATATTCCGAATATTTACACTACCTATAGCGCCTGCAGTTATAAAAGAAAGAGCGGTAGTTTCCATAAAATCTTTTAAACTATATTCCGCATCTAATATTTCTTTTTTAGCTAATCGATTAATGTTTTTATTAACAAATAATGTTTCCCCTGCTTGCTGTATATTTTCTTGTACAACTTCTTTTGTACCTTCTCCAGAAAAATTCTTTATAAACTTAGCTCCTTTACCAACACTAGCTGTTAAAGAGCTGCGAAATGCTTCTAGCTTTTTATCAGAACGTATAAAATCAGCAACAGCTCTGTTTGTAGCATTTGATTTTGTTAAAAAATCATCTAATTTATTTAAGGCTTTAATACGCGGATTTATAGGACCCGTTCCTGCATATAAAACAGCCATTTGCTTGCTAGCTTCTATTGCTAAAGCTTCAGCTTCTTTATCCGTCAATCCAGCTTTTCTAGCTGCTGAGTAAGTGTTTTCATACCCAATAGAAGCACCATAAAAAGTTTGAAAAACTGTAGCGTCAACCATAGCTGCATTAAAAGGTAATTTAATACCGAATTGGCCGTAAGTGTCAGCACTTATACCTTTCCAATTCATACCTCTTCTATTACCCGCTTTGTTCGTAGCGGTCATGTACTTCCTTAAGCTTTTAACATTTTTAAAATTATTAATAGAAGCTATATATTTTTCACTGGCAGCCATCCGCAGCTGTCCTGTGGCTCTTGTTAGTAATATTTGCCAACCAATATTACCAATTACAGCACCAGCAGCTCCCAATCCCCCTCTAGTACTTATGTCATAATCTCTTTCTGTGGATTGTAAAGCTAAATCATTTATTTCTTTTAGTTGTTTAGAATCTAAAATAGAGGTTACATTTAGCTCGGCTTCAGTATCAAATATTTGGCCGTCGTCTTGAACAATAAACTTTCTATCTTTATAATAAACTACATCACCTTTATCTGTAGAAACATACCCTAATTGGTTATTAACTCGTTCTTGTTGATATTTATCCCAAAGTAATCTATCTTGGCGGGCGGACACATTTGTAGTTAATCCTGTAAAATCACCTACGGTGTCCATTACCCGATCTTGCATATATCTTACAGTTTCTAAGCCTGCACCTTCTAAACCTATAAAAGCATCAACAACAAATTGTTTAAAAGGGTCTATAAATTTTTCAAACTCATTTCGGTTTAGTTTTTCAGCATAATCTTCTTCTATTTTGCGCTCAATTCTTAAGTCAGCATTTACAGCGGCAGGAAATGCAGCTTTTCTATATGCATCAAATTCATTAAGCTTATAAGATCCTTTAACAGCATTTAAAATGTAATTTTCACCAGGTCGATTATTTATTTTTGTATAAAGTTTATAAGCCCCATCAAAACCAACAGATTCATTAAATTTTTCTTTATTGCTATTATAAAAATCTATAAAAGACTTTTTAGAAGTATGCTCAATATCAGAATCTATATATGTGTCTAAAAAACCTCTAAGAGTTTTTTGCTTTAACTCTTCTAATGCTACACTAGTATCTTCTGCGTCAGAATAATTGGTGGCCATCAATCCATCGTTATAAAGACCGTCTTTTACATCTTGTTCAAAGTCTTCAGCAAGCCCATTTTTGTTTAGCCAACCCTGGAAATCAACAAGATTAATACCGATAGCTTCTAACTGAGTGGCATCGTAATACTTAGCAACAAAATCGTAGGTCCCTTCTTCATTATATTGTATATATTGACTTTTAGAAGGTAAGTTTAATTGTGCTTCTTCTATTTCAAAATTTATATCCTCTTCTGTAGTAGTTGGAGTACCGCCCCAGCTTTTTACACCATAAACGTCATCATTTGTTTTTTCCTGAATATTATTAGGGTCTATTGAAGGTACTATAATAGATTTTCCGTTAGTGAGATTTATTTGAGTTTGACTCATGTAAGGATCTGAAGTAGCACCTTCAAATTCACCAAACTGCATACGTGTACCGTATTTTTCATCAATACTAAAAGGCATTATACCGCTATTTTTTTTAGCGTATTCTGCTACATTTTGAGCAAACCTATCTAACCTAGGGTTAGGCTCTTCTTGTATTTTAGTTTTGTTTATATCTATATCATCATCAAAAGCAGCTGTGCCGTCTGCGTAAAATCCCATATAAGGATCGCCTTCAGGTGCTTTTTTTGGCGGTTTTAAAGATTTTGGATTAAACTCAGGTATTTCTTGTGACTCCAAAGAAGTATCGGCCAAACTGGAATCCCCAGCGGCCGTTGTTTTTACTGGTTCCGTTGGTGGAGTCGTTTCCTCCGGAACCGTTGTCTTTCCCTCTTCTACCTGTTTCCATCCGCCTGATAGGGCTAATTCTTCAACAGTTGTACCAAACTCATTAGCTAAAGCTTCTGCCTCTTCTAATGTAATTTTTTTATTATCTACGATATAATGCATTAAATATTATATTATTAATTGTTAGTGTAAAAAAGCCCAGGGTGAGAATTCATTAAATCTAATAAATCATCGTATTCAGACTTAACAGCGGTTTTTGAATTAAAATAAACCCACTTTTTTGTAATCGGGTCTAGCTTAATTCTAATTTGATCTGGGTTGTCATTAGGTCCAAATTTAAAAACTTTAGCCTCTTGACCGGAAACATTAGGCGGCTCTTGAGCTCCTATAAGTGCACCTTCTTCTCTAGCGCTTTGTTGTGCTTGCATCATCGCTTGTACGGTTTCAGGCTTTTTGTATCTAGAATATAAATTCCCGTCTTCTTCGTTATAAGCAGCTTTACTTCTTGCGCCAACAGCTTTAAACCCATTTACCAATCTGTCTATAACTTCTATTTTTGTAGAATTAGGATCTTCCTCGTTGTACACAATGTCACTTAAATCAATACCTTCATACATAAAATCCCCAGCTATTAAGGATTTTAAAGCTTGTTCATCTGAAAGCTTTTGGTCTAGCTCTAACCTAATTGTATTTGCATTTTCGGCAGTAAGCTCTGAATTGCTTGCTGCAATGGTATTTGCTTTATCTGTTATATATTTTGCAGTGGTAAAATGTTTTAAATAAGGATCTTGATGGTCATTCCAGTTTACTGTTTTACCGGAATACACAAATTGCATATTACCGCCGTTGGCTATTTGTAATGTAGCCATATTATCTTCATCAAAGCCATATACAGAAGCAGCATCAGCCTGTGCTGCCGCATTACCTACACCGCCTGACCAAAGCCTTTTATCGTTATCAGATTCGTATTGTATTTTAGCTTCTTTATAGTCTTTAAGCTGCTCACTTAAATTACTTATATTATTATTCACCTCGCTCATAATATCAGCGTAGTATTGGTACTCTGAAGATGATTTATCAGATATATAAGCTATTTCGTTAGCTGCTTGTGCATATATATTTCTTTGCTCTACTAAATAATCTTTTACAACAGTTTTTTGTTCAAATGTAATATCAGTTAAATCCACTGTATTCATTGAATTCATTCTGTTGTTAACCTTGGTGGTTATTGCGTCGATCTCCTGCTTTTCTTTTTCTTGTTCTTGCAGTATTTTAGAATAAGCGTTCAACAAGCTAGAAGGCTTATATGCTTTTCCGTAATCAACAAAACCCTGGGAACTATATACCTGCCCGGCACCTTGTATTAATGATTTATCCGCCATATATACTTTCATTATAAAAACCTATACCAGCACCGGTTAAATCACCAACACCACCTAATAAAGCTTGAGTAGCCTGTTGTCTTGCTAGGTTAGCCGATGCTAATCTTTGTTGAGACATACCTAATTCTGTTGAGTATTGCTCTCTTTTTAATTTTCTTGAAAGCAAATCACCTTTACGCTCTAATGCCTGCAATTGACCAGCTGCTTGAGCCTGTTGTGAAGCAATGCTCTGCTCTTGTCTAGCTATATCAGCAGATGCGCGTTGTGCATTCTGCGATTGCTGTGCTAATAGTGATTGACTTAGGGCGCCTATGCCGGAAGAACCTGCTGCCCCTTTGAGTGCGTCCATAGTAGCTGCCATGCCTTGTTGCTGCTGCTGTGCTTGAAAATCAGCAGCTTGCTGGTTTACCGTCATATCTTCGTACGGGTTTTGCATGTTCCTATATGGATTGGATAAATCTTGATTGCGATACTGGGCCATATTTTGGTCAAACATAGCCTGTGCATCTCTTTGCTCTTGTCGGCGGCGTCTATACCCTATAGTGCCACTAGCTACACCTAGTGCACCTTGTATACCAAGACCGACTAATGCTAATGGTAATGCCATATTAAATTAGTTTATAAATTATTATTACGTATTATTAGCTGCTTATAAAAACTTCTGAGTTAATAGCGAATAGCTCTTTTTTAGCCACACTGCTTGTTGTCATTTCAACATCGGCGTAATAACCTATAACACCAGAGGTGTTTTTGTATTCATCTTTAACTATGAATAAAAAGTTAGTAGTGGATGTTGAACCTAAACCTTTACCAGTTGTGTTTTTAACAGTTATTGTATTAGTAACTCTATTTATACTTTCAATAGTACCTACTGAATGAATGTCGTTATCAGGTCTTTTAGTAAACAACACATCTTTTATTTGAGCTGAATCATTAATATGCGGGAATACTATAGTATATACGTCATCAACATTTCCAGAAGGATTATTATCATTGTTTACAACACTAGTGGGATAGCCAAGTCCTTGTACATTAAAAGCTTCAGCTTTTAAAGTGCCGGATTGTGCGTCATTATCCCACGTGCCAGCTTTACCGGATATAAAGTTGTAATATATACCTTCTTTTTTAACCCAAGTGCTTACGCTTCCGTCTTGTTCTTGTGTAACAACCTCAGCAGCCCACCCAGTATCACCTTCGTAAGATAGTGCTTTAAAATTTTTTATACTAGAAGGTTGGTCATTAAATATAACTTTTACAGAAGCATTATATTCTTGCCCATAAAAAGTGTTTCTATTGCTTTCTGCAGAATGCTCGTATAAATTAGCCTGGTTAAATGTATAATACTCATTATTTAAAGATTGCCCTGCGACTGCCATATAAGATAGTCTAGTAGGCCAACCATTAACCTTTTCTTGAAAAGATAAAGTTTCGTTATTAATAGCTAAGTTATAACACCCTGTTGTCTGATCATAACTACCCCATATATAAGAATTCGTCTCTGCTTTAAAGGCATCTTCAATATATTCAGACATACCTTTATCCGATATACTGGTTATACCGTCCATGGATAATCTAAGCACTGAGCTTCTTTTCTTATCGGCAAAGTAAATTCTAAATCCATAAGAGGCAAACGACTCAGGGTTGGTAGATATACCGTATTCGCCTGCAAAAGCAGAAGCGTCGCCTAATACTCTATTGCTAGCAATTAAATTAGGGTTGCCGTCTGCATTGTATATAGCGTCTTTATCTATAAGTATTCTATATATTTTGTCCTCACAAAAGGCGACTAGCGATGTATCTCTAGCATGTAGCTTTTGTATACCCCCATAAATAGGCTCTAGGTCTTTAGTAATCTTTTCAGCCATATTAAACTGATTAAGATTATTTACACCTGAAATAGAATTAAAAATACCTGAATATATAAGCCCTGTCTTGCGAACTTCTTGCGCATAAGGTTCATCTAATGGCGCAGATGCTTTAGATCCTTTGTCCAAAGTAGGTGCGTTAAAATCGTCTCTTATACGATTAGACTCAACACCATTTCCAAAGCTGTAGCAGTTAAACCAATCAATGCTTATAGCGTTAGTATAGTTGTCTATGATTAAAGCATCGGTAGCTTCATAATATATATCTAAATCTAAAGTTTCTTGTGGTATAGTTTCAAATATAGCTGGTGAAGATGAAGAAAACTCTACATTAAATTCGTCTAAAAACGTATCCCAGTCTGTAGTTTGCCTAAATATTTCAAAATCGTATTTAGTTACACTAGTTGTGGATATTGTGCCACCCCAATCGCTAGCGGGGTTGTTTTGTATATTTTTATCTAATGTAAAAGTTCTAACAAGCTCTATGTCTCTTCCTGAATAAGGTGAAGCGGCATCCGCTCTGGCTCTTACTAAAGTAGATATATTAGTTATTTTGTAATAATTTTGGTCAGGGTCTTGTTCAAATTTAATAAATTTCCCAACCTTCATGTTATTTACAAACCACTCAGCACCGACATCCGGCGATGTAATATCGAGATCCGTGTTATCTATAGTGTTGCTGCCTGTGAGAGCTTCGTCGTGAGGTAGATACAAAAGCGTAAATTGATTGCTACCTTGCTCAGGATAATCAGGTGTTGTATAAGCGTTACTTTGGTGATCTCGCCAAGCTACCTGAGATATTATTTCTGGGGTAGTATCATCAACTGTTCTTACAGAGTTAACTGGAGTAATAATAGGATTGTCACCAGCCGCAACTGCAACATTTTCGTAAACAGGGTTTAATTGATGCTGTGGGTCTATTAAAAAGTCTTTAAAATTAGCATCTATATTTATTTTAACAAAAAACTTACCGTTATACATTCTTCGCGGTCTTGCAATATAATCTATAACGGCTATTTTGCTTACCGCTACGTTGCTACCTGCTATTTCTGATCCTAGAGCTTCTTCTAAAACAACTCTATAATTTACACTATCTGAACCACCCTGAGGTACACTTTGAGTAGGGCCACCTTCTTTTAGTTCATATAAATCAGTTTGCCCATTAGCTGTTTGTAGCCTAATAAAACCGCCTTGATTAAATGCTTGTGCAAATTTTGTATTAAAATCAGACCTTGGTCCATTAAAAGTTATAACGGTGTCACCCTCTCCAACATTGCATGAACTTACCTGGTGCTCAGCTATAACTGTTTTTTTGTACAAAACATCGTCGGGTGTTTCATTGGAAATGCTTAAAGCTTTATATCTAATGTCTTCGTCAACAGAAGCTTCATCATCATGCACCTTTTTTAGCGCTAAAAAATCACCTTCTTGTAATTTGTTTCTTTCAGCACTTGGGAAAGAAAGCCAAACATTACCGTCATCTGCAGGGAAAAACCTATCTAAAGCTAGATTATAATATTCACCGCTAACATCTTTTATATAGTATTTAAAATACGTAGCCCAGGTTGGGGCAGTTCCGCTTGCTTGAGCGCTTATTGAATTTACTTTAACAGCAGATTGCTTATCTACAGTAACACTTGCGTTCTCACTTGTAAAAACAGGTGTTTCTCTTCCGTAAGCATCACCAAAAACGACACCCACTTGGTAGTTTCTAAGTGATTTAACCGAAGAATTTGCTCTTTTTAGTTGAGGGTGATTAGTAGAAGTTACAGATGCTGTTATATTAGGTTTATTGGTTATATCATATCCTTGTGTATAATTACCATAAACTATTCTATTTGATACAACCTCTTGTGATTTCGCTTTACGAGGAACATTATCAAAAGTTCTAAGAAACTGGTTAGGCTCAATAATAGGGCCTACTATTTCAGAAGTGATTTCATATTCAGTCGCGGTATCCCCAACTGAATCTACCTTATATATACCGGTTGAGTTGGTTTCTTTATATAATATATCTATCTCTGTAACATCGTCTGGTGGGGTTTCAAAAGTATGAATTCTTAAATAACGCAAGTTATTTTTCATACCAACATTATGGGCCTTAGAGCTTTTATATTCAAAGTCGCCACCTATAAATGCAGGCTCTGAAAAAGGAGAAAACCCAGAATACTCCCCGTCAATGTACTTCCATCTATAAGCAAACCGAGGAAACTTATTTTCAAACATCGGTGGGTCTTCTTCTAATAAACAAGACCAAACTAAATTTTCACTCGCCATATCAGACGACGCTGATAATACTTCTAGCTTATATGTATAAGGTGAGCCAGTTGGTAAAGGTGTCTTTACTTTTGCTCTAACTCTATATTCGTCTATTAAATTTTTTTCTCTAGGCTTTGATGCATTTAATATGACTATATCGTCTACAGCCCAATCGTTCAAGCCACTAAAATTTAAATCTACTTCTGTTCCGTTAGGTACAGGTACATTATCACCCGTTGTTACCCCAGATAATGAAAAATTATGTGTTACCTCTACTGGATCTAAACCACAACCAACACCAGTACTTGTTTTTTTAGTAGCCTTTGTTTCTAATGAAGGCGCTTCTTGAGGTCTTTTCTTAATAACAGTAATATCAGCTTCCACGAAAGCTCTGCCAAATACTTGGCTATGAGTTTGTATTTCAGAAGTTCCTGCTTTAAATCTGGCTATATTTATTTTTTTAGGTTCTTTGTTATTGTCTGTAAATAATAAAAAACCATCTAAAATATTTATACCAGTTATAGGTTGTTTCCAGTTCCAACTTAAAATGCTATTTAAATCTACTAATACTAAATCTACAAGACCATTGCCTTGATCGTATTCAGCAATTAAACTTATACTCGCATTTTGAGATGCTACTAAATAATATATTTTATCATTTTCGCCATCTACTACGCTTCCTACAACATTGGTTGATACACTAATCCCAAAATTGCTTGCCCAATTTTCATTTTCAGGGCCCCCATTTTTTAAAACATTACCAGGTATATTTTCTATTGCACCTACATCTGAACCTGTTGATGTAGATACTTGTATATTTAAAGCGTCTCTATATTGGCCTGGCGGGAGAAGCCTCTCGTCTAAGCCTTTATTCATTTTACCGCCTACAAATGTTCTTTGTATTTTAGCCATATTTTAGTGTTTTATCCACTTAGATTGGTTGCGTAATACCTGAGCCATTTCAGTTAATTTCAAATTTGACATGCGCAATTTAGCATTACGCTTAGCCGCTATCATTTCTTTTTTAAACCTAGCGACCTGATATTCCGGCACATTAGCTCTTCTAGATAATATTGCATAAGCAATATATTTATATATAGCGTCTTCAGCAAACTTATGAACTTTCATGTCCTCTTCGTGTCCTATTCCGTCGCTTATATATCGTAAAACAACTAGCTTATCAGCAAGGTTAGAACTGAATCTTATAACTCCCGCTGTTTGATCAATGATAAACACACCGTTAGTTTGCATTTGTTGAGGTGAACCACCAAAACGATTTCCGTATCTATATAAGTTAAAAAACTCAGATTCTGTAGTTGTAAAGTTATCTTCTGTATTTGCAGCTGTAAATCTATCTATAGTTTCACTGCCTTCTGTATATATTTGAGAGCCTTCTTTATCATAAATATACTCCCCGTCAGAGTCTCTTAAGTAATCTATTGGAAATGTAGTGTCGTGAGTAGGGTATATGGGTCTTTCTATTCCATCATCGTCTATACAAGAAATTTTAACATAACTCACATAGTCATGAGGCAAAGTAACTGATAATGTTGGGCCTAACTGTTCTTCAATAGCTTTTGTTGATGGAAATGTATCAAAAGTAAATTCTTGAATACCTCGCATTGCATGAAATACAACATCTGATCTTTTTATTTTTGAAATAAGTTTGTCTTCACCAACATAAGAAACCATAAATGAATTTATAATATCTTGAATTACGGTAAACTGATAAGTTCCTTGGTTAGAGTTTTCGTAATAACTCTGCGCGTCTGTTGCTAATCCCATCTATTATGATTTTTCTTGTTGTACTTTTTCTTTGTCTGTTTGATCAGATATTTGATACAAACTTGGGTCTTTTATTGCGATACCAGCGATTTCTAAAATTTTAAATACCAATTCAACCTCTTCTGTACTATGTAACTCAAAATCTACAGACGCCGCTGAATTATATTGTGCTGCACCTAATATATCTTGATATGCCCAATTAACTAATGCAGGCTTTTTAATATAATCACATTTTATTTTAGAAACAGCTCCATCGTCGGGATCGCCATCTGTAACCGTGCTATTTGTAAAAACTTCTTGCTGACCAAAATATATTTCGTAGCCATTTTCGTACTCTACATAAACAGGTCTATTTTTTGTTGGTCTTGTATATGGGTTATTCAATAAATACATTAGCTCGTTTTTTGATACAAGGTCGCATTCGTTTGGCAAACCAACTGCAGGATCGTACATTAATGTACCTAATCTAGACATATCATTTGGTCTTAACCATACCGCATTATTAGTATCGTATGTTAGCTCTGCTCTTTTTTCAAAAACAGCTATTTTTTCTCTTAACAGGTTAAGTATGTCTGCATACTCTGTATTATTGCCAGGTATTCTGCTAAACTGATTAATATCATAGAAGTATTGCTCAAATATGTCTAATTGAGCTTGATTAGCAAATATGTTAAATTCCTGAGGTGTTATATACCCTCGCTGTTCTTTGTTAACAATAGCTAACACTCTTTGATACACTGTATCTACGCTTACGCTCATAGTTGTATAATTATTAAAAAATGGGAGCCGTTTTCACGACCCCCACTATTAAGACCTAAAGTCGTTTTTCAATAGCATTCAAAACTTCCATACCTTCATCTGTTTTGAAATAGGCTGCAAGCGCTGAATAAGGGTGCTCGTCAAACGGAACAGTCATTAGTTTTCGATTTGTATCCCCATAAAAGAACGTTCGTTGATCAGCTGACAGTTTTAAAATACCCATTTCTGTAGCTTTAATACCGATGTTCCTCAAATGCACATTCTCATCATTAGCGAGATCTAAGAACAATCTAGGTTCATTACGTGCAAATACAAGTAAATCTCTTTTAAGTTCCTTAGAACTCATTCTAGATACTCCTGAGCCTATTTGAACACGCATAATAGCTTCTGCTTCATCTAAATCTAGAGAGGTAGCTAAATTCATAGCGTCTAATTCCATCTCTATATAATCAACCTGTGATGTAGCTATCACATCTGGTTTATATTCTTTTATAATACCTTTGTGCGTGTAAGGGTGATATAAAGAAAGCAGTTGTTGCAATGCAACCTCTTCTTTAGGAACACTTAGTGAACCCTCTCTAAATACAATACGCCCTAAAGTTGCAGGTCCTTTTTGTTCATCTACAAAACAAGAACGCTGATTAGTAGCATATTTAAGTTCTCTTTGATAACCTTTTTCTTCATCAAACCACATCAAAGGGCTTTTACGAGAATGCATCGATGGTATTTTAAATACCAAAGGCTTTTTCCTATCTGTAAGTTCATACAGTCTATCCTTATATTCCCATTTGGGTTGTACAGGATCCTTTAATGGTTTGTCAGAGTTGTCAAATGAAACTGTTGGAGCTTCTACAGGCGTTTGTTTTTTAGCCGGTGCCTTTTTAGCCGGCGCTTTTTTAGCTTGTGCCATGATATAATATAATTAAATAAAAGAAAATATATCCCCCAGCCGTAGCCAGGGGATAATATTATGTGTGTATTATTTTTTCAACAATACGAAGTTGTTAGCAGCTTGAACACAAAGTGCACGCTCAGATAAGAAATGAACATTCATTTCATCAATAGCACTTGTGTAGTTTCCACCAACTGAGCCAGTAACCCAAGACTTCATTCTACGATCCTCAGCTTCATTAGCACGGTAACGTACGTGTAAGAAAGGACGTGAAATGTTTTGACCTAATTGCTCGTCGTAAACAGTAGAAGTACCAGCTGGTACAATAACACCTTCAATATCTGCTTGAAGACCACCACGTGTTGCAGAGTCGTTCAAGTATTTCCAATCAGTTTTGTAGAAATCGTAAGAACCACGACGGAAACCAGAGAAACCTAAGTTTAACGCCATTTCTTCACTGTTTTCAAATACACCGAAAGAAGTACCACCAGCACCGTAAGAGTTTTGAGCAGCAAGCATGTTGTCAATCTCTAAAGCAGTAGTGCGATTTAAGAACATCATGTTTTCTTCAATAGCACCTTGCTTATCAAGCTCTTTTAAGATAGTATCGAACTCTTCAAGACCTTCACCAGATCCAGCTCCATCAAATACAGCTCCAGAATAAACAAGACCACGAGTACCAATAGCTTCAAACATACCTTCAGTACCTTCGATACCAGCTCCCATGTCAGAACCTGCAGCACCAGCTTTTTCAGCTTCAACCATAGACATTTCTAGGTAGTCTTCAAAACGTAGACGTGCTTCGTGCTCAGACTTTAAGTACCATAAGTAGCCGCCAGTTCCAGCTTCAGTAGTAACTTCTACCCAACCAATTTGAGCAACATCAGAACCGCTTACATTATACTTATCGCGAAGAATAATAGGCTTGTTGTCAAATGTTGTGAATGAAGCATCGAAAGAATTACCGACATCGCCCTCACCTTTTTTGTACTCAGAACCAAAAACGAAAATGCTTATGCTGTCATCGCTTGTATTATCAAGACCTGATGGTAAAATAGCATTAGTCTCGCCGTATACTGCAATAGTAGCAGCATTTGCAGTAACCGAAGTAACACGCGCTTTAGCTGTGTTGGTACCGTCAGAAACCACGATAGTCATACCTGCACCTAGTAAGTGACCAGTAGGTAAGCTAGTAATTTGAGAAGGTGTGCTACCATCAGCGTTGTTACTGTTAAGGCTATCATATGCAATGTGCAAACGACCCTGCTCAGACCATACAACACGGTCAGAAGCCATAGGCATTTCAGCACCAACCATACGCAAGAAACCGCCTACAGTACGCTTTCCGTATCGCTCTACTTCTTTTTCGTAGACCTCAGGAAGAAATTGTTGTGCAAACGTCATGTCTGCAATAGATAAATAATTGTCTCCAAAAAGTCCTTTAACTGGACGTGGAGTCAAATGTGATAAGTTTGCCAAGCTAGTTGGCGTAGTATCAAAAGCCATTTTAATAGTTTTTAATTAATTATTATTTTTTAAATCTAACTTTAAGTTTAGAACTGCTTTGACCGCTATCAACTGCACGCATAGTCCAACCATTTGCTGTAGTAACTTTTTCATGAACCCCTCTCGGATCCATATTTACATTTTTGGCTGAATTCATACTATCTTTAAGAGCATCGGAGCGACCTTGCTCGTAAAAATGTTGTGCAACTTGATCTGCATTCATTGCTGTAAACAGAGATTTATGATAACCTTTAGCATCTGACATTTCCCCTTTTTCGTTCAAGAACTTCTTGATAAAATTGTTAATGTCGCCTTGAGTATCCTTAACCTCACCGGCATTTTTCACTTTAAAGCGGTATTTCTTTTCACCAACATTAAAATCGAAACCTTCGAATTTGTCATTGAAAACTTTAGCGCTTTCTTGTTTAAAACGTGCGGTTTGTCTTTCTGCATTTTTAGCAGCTTCCTCACTTTCTTTATTATAGCGGTTGAAAAAATCAACTGCCTTTTGTTGATCAGGACTCAATCTTGAACCCATCTTGATCTCATCGTAATATTTAGACTTTAAACCGTCTAAATGGTTTTTAGCTTTTGCAAGCTCTTGTTTACGCTCAACTTTTTTGCGGCGAACTTCTCGTTCGTCATCTAGCTCTTCATCAAAGCTAAATTTATCTTCCATTAAAAAGTTAATGTCTTCTATATCTAAATGTGGATTTGCAGTTTGATAATACTCTCTAAGTAATTGATCCTCATTTAACTGACTATAATCTGTATTAAGACGAACATAATCTTCTAATGTTCCGCCTGTATCATTCATAAAGTCTACAACTTTTTGAATATTTTCAGGTAACTCTACTCCAGATTGTTGCGCTTCTTCTATCGCTTCTTCAACTTCTTCTTGAAGTTCGTCCGCTACTTCTTCAATTTCTTCGTCTGTAATTTCCTGTAATACAGTTTCTTCTACAGGTTCTTGAACGGGTTCTTCAGTTTCAACGGTGCTTTCTGCGGCAGGTTGCTCAACTGTTTCTTCGATGTTTTCTTCTTGTACTTCTCCGCTAACTTCGGATTCGTCGCGTACAGGAATCTCATCTGTGCTTTGCTCTTGAACGGCATTTTTACTGAAGTCTACTTTAATTGTACCATCGTCATCTACGCTGGTAGCTGGGTTAAATTCTTCACTCATGATAAAATATTATATAATTATATATGGTTATTATTACTTGGGTTCGAAGGTTCCTAAACCAAATCCACCGCCAATGATGTCATTACCAGCAGATTCAAAGTTTTTAGGACCTGTTTGCTTCTGTCTTTGCTCTATTAATTCACTCTGTTGAGAAGCTTGTAATTTGGTTCTTGCGTCTTTGCGGTCTTCTTTTTCTTTATCTTTTGATTTTTGTCCTTCAACTTCAACACCTTTTAATTGCATGTTGTAATTAAATTCTAAAGTCATAAGCTCTTTCTTAGCGGCAACTTCGGCTTGCATTTTTTGTTGTTCCATTTGCGCTTTAAGTTGCTCTAACTGTGCTTTTGTTTGGAATAACGCTTGGTCTTTTTGCACTTCTGCTTGCGCTGCCACTTGCTGCGCCTGAGCGTTCGCTTGAGCTTGCGCTTGAATATTTTGCTGCTGCATCATTTGATCGCGCTCTAGCTTTTTCTTACGTCGAAGCTTTAATAGTTGATTAGCTAATTTTATATTCTTAACTTCTCTAATATCTATAGCATCTTCCAAATCAATTAAGCCAGCAGAAAGAGCTGTCTGTATATTGTTTTCAAGCATGCCTTTTTCTTCCTCGTCTGGTAATAATTGTAAAAATATACCAAAGTCGTACATATGCAAATCACTAAGCTCCGCTAATGTTGCTGCATTAAAACCACCTATTTTTTGTATAAACGTTTCTTTAGAAGGACTAAACTCTATAATATCCGAAACTCTTAATGATAAACACTCTGCAGTTTCAGCGGTTAAGAATAAACCTGCATCAAGTATATGTCTTGTAGCTGTATTTGAATTTGCCGCTGCTAGCTTTTGTACACCAACTAATGCTCTTGAGTCAGGTGTAGAACCGTCACGTGCTTCATTAAGACCCGTAACATCACGAATCATTTGCAAGTAATAGTTGTAAGTTTGTATAAGAGTTTGTAATTTTTGTCCGCCTGCACCTGTTTGTAAAGGCTGAATAGGCACTTTACCTGGATTCATATCACCCTCTTGAGTAAATGAACGACCAATAACAGAACCTGTTTGGAAGAACATGTTTAACGCCTCCTGCGGATTATAGTTTGTACCGTTACCCAAATCTATTTCAGCAAGCCCGTCAGCATCTAAATAAACACCATCAGGCATCATTCTTGCAAGAACCTGCTGCATTTTTAAATGAGTAAGCTGAATCATATCAGCAAAACCTGTACATCTGCTAACTAAAGATTCTATTTTACCCTTATACATTCTTGGCGCTACTATGCTGTAATTCATTTTTACTTTTGTGATGTCGCTTTTAGGGCGCATCATATTAGTAGCTATGTTCCACTTTAATAATTTATCTGTACCTAATATTAAAGCTCCTTCATAAAGAACTTCTAATGAACGTGATAATTTGCTAAAATCAACAGAATCTTCTGGTGGATTGAATTGGTCATCTCTTAATATAGCTTTAGAAGCGCCTGAAGCTGTTTCTTTAATCTTATATACCTCGTTCATATAAGTTTTATAATTAAAATATAAAACCTGTATTGTATTAGAATCTCTGAAATCTTGGTTTTGTGTTGTAGAATCAAAAGCAGTACCGTACGATTTAGAATTTTTCTTTTTTATTTCATCTAAATCTTCATTAGTTAATTCAGGAAATTGCTTTTTTAATTCGTTTATAGGAATCCATTTAACTTCACCTACATAATATATGTCTTCAAAGTAAGGAGATTCCGTATATGAATAAACTAAGTTAGCTGGATCCACATATTCCACTTTAACACCCTCAGCTGTACTGTATCTATTTTTTACAGCAGCTATTCCAAGCGTAGCAATATCATAATATAAACGCTTTTTTATTAAGTCATAATTATTGCCTTCCAATAATGTATTAATAGCCTGCTCTTCAGCTATTTCTATTGATTGCTTATAACTTAGTTGCATGTGTAACTCGAGTTCTTCCTTAGTTTCTGGAAGTTGCTCTGGGTCATTTTCAAATAAGTTTATATTAAATTCTTCTTTAACAAAATTATTTAAGTCTTTCGTTTGCATATCGCGAATCATAGATTCCATGTATTCCGTACGTTTAGAAATACCAAATGGATCTTGCGAATATGCTTTAATATCAAAAGACCTATCAGCTATACCGTTTACTACAATATCAACAAACTTTGAAAGAATAGGTACAGGCTTCCAATCTAAATTAAGATAAGACAAATCACCATTGATAGATAATTCGTCTTTGTACTTTTGAATGCTCTGCTCTCCTCTAGCGTATTGTCTTAAATTGTGAAAAGATTTTTGGTTAGTATTATGACGTATGTTTCCAGCATTACCTGAAAACCATTCTTGCTGAATAGCGCGCCCTACTTTTAAGCCGTACTCATATGACATTTTTTCTTGGTCTGATGCGACTTGGCTTGGGAAAAAACTATTTACAATTTGGTTAGCCATATTGTTATTTTATTATTGTTGAATTAAAACCTGCTTGATTGTATCTAGCAATTTTTAAGTTTAATTTTGTTTTTTGTTGTTGTCCAACGGGTCGGTATAAATCTTTGTGGCAAGCCATAATAGCGAGGCCAGAACTAATAGCAGCATCATATTTTGTTCTATTATTTATATCAAATTTAGACCAGTCGTTTAAAGTTTCATTAAAATACATTGTACCGTATTCACCTTCTGCTATTTGTCCAACGTGGTCGTTAATGTACATTTCTATTGCTGCTGCGTGCGATTGCTTCATATCCATACTAGAGTTTGGTATTCCGCCAATTTCTTTTTCAGTTACGGAAAGCTTATTCCATAATCTGTCAGGTCGGTTCATCGAATAACCCCTATAACCTCTACGTTTAAAATGATAGAGTAATCTAGGTTTGTTATTCTCAGCAAGTATAGGCATTCCGTAAAACACGCACGCCATTAGTACGTCTTCAAAAAATATCTCTGCTGTTTGAGGCCTAGCTATGTATTCTAAAAAGAATGAACTAGGTGGTGCATCTTCCATTGTGAACTTAGTAAGTCCGTGTAATGCGCCTTTAGAGCCCTTGCCATCAGTCGTTCCTGAAATATCGTAGCTATCACAACCAAAAGCGCCTATGTGCTCATTAGCTGGATATTTAACACCGTTTTTAGTTACCCACTTATTTTGCAAATGCGTACCTGGTATCCAAGATACTTTAAATCTACCTTGTGGGCTTGGTATAAACACAACATTTGTATCTTTTACACCGTTAACCCATTGAAAATTACCTTGTGTTATAGTATTACTATTACGTAGATCTTGGTTATAATCAATTTGTTCGTAGATTTTTGCTAAGTTAAATATACTATTTTTAGTTTCATCTCTAAACGCGTGGTCTTCTGTACGGGGAAACTGTCTGTAATATTCATTTAAAGCGTCTTGGTCTTGTTTAAGACCTTCAACTTCGTTTTCCCAGTAATCTATAACTCCTTGTTCAATAGTATCGCCAAACGGGTCCAAAACTTCTTTATCAGGATTATTAAATACGGGCTGCCCGTACTCATCAATAAATCCTTCGTAGTTCCATTCCATCGGGATAAATAATGAATACAGTCCGGATTTAGTTTGTCCATTAGAGTTTCTTTTTGTTACGTTTGAATCGTTATATAACTTTTTAAAATTATCACCACCTTTGTCTAAAGCGTTCGATGTTGAACCCATCATGCACTTACCTATAATACGTGCCCCTAGTCTTAACGTTGTTTTTGTAACTCGCCAGTTATTGAGGATATTATCTGGTCTTTCCCATTTACCACTTTCATCGTGGACAAGTAGTTTAAGCTTTTCCCCATCGTAAGAGTTGTCGCCAGTGTTTTTCCAGTCAATTGTTGTATCAAGTCCTTCAAGCTCTATTTGTTTTTCCTGCGATTGTATGGATTTCCTAGTGAGCTTAGAAGCCGGAACTCTATAAGCAAGTTCGGTTTTTGGCCGATCCATACCGTCCTGGATAGGTTTGAAGAAAAACGGATAGTTAACTGAGATTGGGACAACCTTGTCGGTAAACATTTTTTTGGCATCTGCACCGCTTTTTGATAAGATACCAAATCTGGCGTCACTTGATATTGTTGCCATATTGACGGTTTCACCTGATGCCATAAACGAGAATCCACTCCGTCTGTTCTTAAGATAGCACATTCCGTAACTTCTAATATCAGCTTTGCAGGCTTCCCAAAATATAAAGAAGAGTCTATTTGCTTCTCTATAGTCAGGGTGTCCAACATCAATCTTTGACCACTGCAAGTACATGTAATGAGTACCAGTAATATAAGTTGGTACATTTTTGTTGTAAAACCAATATCCACCATCGCGTCTATTAAATTCTTCGTCAATATAAGCTTCCCAGTTGCTTTTAAACGCTTCTGGATATGTTTGCCAGTCAAATATACTTTTGATATTTTTTAGCTCCTTAGGGTATTCCGAAACAACCCATTTGTTAGGTCCCTTTTTTAAGGTTTTAGGTTCAGGCGGCAATGCTATACACAAATTTTGTATTTCAATGATCTGACCTATCTGACCTGTTTTGCTTATTACAACAACATCATGCTCTTTATTGTAACCATACTTCCAGGATTTAGACCTGTTTAAACGGTTTATAGTTGTAAGTTTTATTGGCTCTACAACTTTTACTAGATTCTGTTCGTACATTATCTAGATCTTTTTTCTGCAAACCCTTTAAAAGCTTCTTTTTTAGTTTCTTCTTTAGGTTTGTTTTCAAGAATACGTTCTTCTTCCTCAATACGTGTAAGTATTTCAAAAGCGTCGAATATTGCAAGCTTTTTAGTTGCTGCTGCGTTTTTTAATCTATCAGCAGATACATCATCTTCTGTATTCGTAATGATTTTTTCTTCTGCTACTTTAATTAATTCATCAACCGCTTTGCGTCCAGCTTGGATTATATTCTTCTTCGTCTCCTTGGTAGTCATATTTAATTGTAATTTGATTGGTGGGAACACGATATAATCGTTGCTCCTCTATATTAAATTCGTATTCCATACCCGGTCTAAAACCCACTAAGCTACCTGTTTCGTGAGTGCCGTCAGTATATTTAACAACGCCTATCCCTACTCTTTCTTTTTCTAACGAAAAATCGTTTTTATTTGCAAGAGGCTTAATAAAACAATATCCGTTAACACAATGCCAGTCTTCATCATTTTTATAAGCATAAATTTGGTCAGGCTCTGCAAAAAACAAATCTTCTTCATAATAAGACCTGCTGTTTTTTTCTTTACCTCTTATGTCTCTAAATCTTCTAAAAACATTATGGTGTACTATAACCTCATTCCCTACGTTTATTTTAGTAGCTGTAGCTATAGGTAGAGATGTAACAATACCTAATCTGCTTACATAATTATGGTTTTGCAATTCGGTATTCAAGAGTAATTCTTTGCCGTCTATATTTTTTTTACTGGTTGATCTAGAGCTTTTAGGTCGCACCATAAAGTTAAAGACGCTCTTCATTAGTAGCTAAGATCGTATTCTACAGAAACAGCCATGTTCTTATTAAAGTCTTTCCACGGCATTACATTATTGTCTTTCTCGATATATATAGAATACTTGTCTTTCTCTTCTATAATATTAACTATAGTGTGGCCTCCATAAACTTCTTGGCCAACAGAGTAGTGCATGGCATCGTTTTTATAATCTTTGCCAATAGTTATTTTCCTTATGATTTGCATTTAATTTAATTATATATTTTTATTTATTATTCTAAATCCGGCCACCAATCTGATGGCAACGAATCTAATTCTTCGAACTCAGCAGTATAGTCTTTATGTTTTACTATCGCAAAATCAACGCCATTAGGGTGTGACATTACTTCCGCCCAATTATTTGTAAACCCAGTATAGTTTTTTCCAGCATTAACAGTCTCGTTATATGCTACTAACTCCTCTTTATTTTGTGAAATGTAAAACATAATTAGAATACTTCGTAATGTTCATTCATTGCTGTTCTAATAGCTGCCGCATCTATATTAGCTATTTTTGCATCACCGCTAAATCTAAACAATTCATATATAGCGCCACCGTAGGGACTTGCCGTAGAGCCTATCTCTTCAAATCCACTGCTTCCGCTTGTTGCACCCCAGCCTACAAGTTTATCTGTTCCGTTAACAAAGAAATTTCTTGTGCCGTTATTATCACGACCAACATCAAGAATATTATAGTTAAGTGCAGTGTTTTCATTTATTGCAGCATTAGCGCCATTTATTCTGAAAAGATACCTAAAACTTTGCACTAATATATTATCGCCGTCGCCTTGGGAATCGTAAAGCCTACCAGGGTTGGTAGGGTCTACCACTAAAAAATGTTTAAATGCTTCCGTTGTAGCTATTTCATCACCTATATCTAGTACATCGTCGGTGTCGTCAAATTTTACAAAAGGTCTATTATTACTATCTTTCACTTGAACGCCCGCTTCATAAATTGCAGGCTGCTTAGTACTTGTTGCTTGTACAGCGTCTCTACTATTACCGCTTTGATCGTACCATTTGGTTACAAAACCGTTTTTATTAGCACAATGAGTAGCAATAGCAGCAGTATCTAATAATCCATTAGAATCAAAACCAATGTCTATTTCGGCGTCGTCTTGAGATCTACGCACTCTGATAGCACTGCCTGCATATGCTGATCTTAGCTTTCTTAAAGAATAAGCAACATCAGTTGTATTCCCAGCATCATGAGATTCATCAAGTAAACCGGTAAAAGCGGATAGCCTCGTTCTTCTAATCGCAATAGACGGTGCTGTAAGGCGTAATTTTAAAGACATATTAACGGTAAGCTATAATATCAGTAGCCGTAGTACCAGGCATATTTTTAATTTCATTTGATGTTAGAGTGAAAACAACATCTGCACTCATTATTGAGCTAGACTCAGTTGAGTCAATTTCAAGGGTATCGCCAGCTGCAGCAAAATCTAGATTAAAAGCGGTATTTGTTCTATTATTTCCTTTATTCCAGTCGTAACCAGCAAATAATCTAACCGCAGCAATACTTACATCCGACTCAAAAGTAATAGCAAGTTCTACTCTACCAATTTGAGTTTTAACACTGCTAATTACTCTATACCAATCTGCAACAAATACCTTTCCTTTCTTATTTTGAAGAGCCGATACATTAAGAAAATTATTAGTAGTAATTAAAGTTTTTAATTCTTGGCCAAGCGGAACATAATCAAATGCAGTAAAAGCAATTTTATTAGCAGCAATGGGTAAAAAAGAACCATCAGGTATATTTTTAAATACCATAAGGTTTGCTGAGTTTAATGATTTGTTTGATGGCAATACCGCGGCACTACCACCTGTCCCTATGTAAACAGCCCCAGCAGCTCTTTTGCCTTTAGCGCCGTCCTGAAAAGAACAAGCGACTTCTTCTACAAAAACAAATCCCGGATCAGCCACCGGCGCAGTAAGGCCAGCTGCATTATCATGCCCGCCGCTACTTAAATTTGGATTTTGTTCTATTGGCTTCATTTTTGAAGCAAATTCTAGTGCCATAACTTTATTTTTTTATTTTTTATTTTTTATTAGCAATTCCATCTACGACGAGCTGCACGGCCGCGCTCACTTGTCCAGCTTCTTGAACGTGCACAAAAGGATTTACGGCGTTTCCATGCTTTGCTGCCTCTTTTTAATTTTTTAGGATCCTTAGTTACAGCTGTTTGCAATTTGCTGCCTGGATTATCTTTTTTATATTTATCTACACCTTTTTGCGACATACCACCACCAGCAGCAGCACCGGTACCTGTAGGGTTAGCCTTATTGTAATAGCCCTTAGACTTTTTACGTGAAGGCGCACCCCCTTTCTTTTTAAACGGTGAGTTATGTTGAATATAAGGCATATTATTTATTTTTAAAATATCCTTTTTTCAATGGACCACTGTTACCGGTTACTCCCATCATTTTCATAGGTGAAGAAAGCATTTTACCCGCAGCTTTTGCTTGTCTGTTTTCTTTACGCTCTAATCTGTTTATCTTCATACCTTGTATGCGGTTTGGAGCGTTTTCCGGTTGGAAGTCTTGATAAGTTTCCCCCCCTCTTTGCTTAGCTTTATCATATGCTTTTCTAGCTCTTTTATCACGAGGGCTTACTAAAGATTCATTTGGACCAAGTTTACCTTTTGCTCTTTTTCTTTCTGTTTTACGCTCGTATCTAGCACGTTGCCTTGCATCTTTTGCAAGTATCTTTTTTACTTTTTCAGGAGACTTTCCTGCAAGACGTGCAGTAGCCGGGTCGTTTTTTAGCTCTTCCTTTATTTGTTTTGTTTCAGCTCTTTGAGCTCTTAATGAATTTTTTTGACGCTCAATTTTTTTAGCTGTTTTTTCAGAGCTTTTAACACCGCGTTTTACAGCTTTATCAATTGCTTTATCAAGCTTCTTTTGTTCGCGAGCTTTTTTATTTTCAACTTTTTTCTCTTCGCGTAAACCTTTTCTACCTAATCTTTTTACTGCTCTTTCAGCACGTTTTGTAGAGCCTGCTTCATTTCCTTCAAGGACAGCCATTCTTTCATTAAGCTTACTACGTTGACGATCTATTTTATTAGAAGCTTTTGTTTCTTTTTTAGCTGCTCTATTAGCTTGTCTGTTTTCTTTTTTAGCTGCTCTATTAGCTTGTCTGTTTTCCTTATTAATAGCTCTATTAGCCTGTCTGTTTTCCTTTCTAGCCTCTCGGTTTTCTAGTTTATTTTGCTTTATAAACTCTTTATCCTTTACTTTTTTAGTTTTTGCAGGCTTTGCTGGCTTTGCTTTTTTATCTAAATCAGGTACAGACTTAATGTTAACAGGTTTCATTGTAGCTGCATTTCCCTTAATATAGCTTTTAGCCATACCCTCTGCCATTTTGTTTTTAGGCTTTTGTGGCGTTGAAGGCTTTGATGACGTTGAAGGTTTTTCATCATCTGGTGTATAACCTTTTTTAGTACCTCTTAATTGAGTTGCTCTTTTAGCGTCTTCACTACCTAATACAGATTTATAATCACCACGTCTAAAAGCTTGATTAACCTCTCTGCGCTCTTTAAATGTTAAACCGTCTAAACGCTTTTTGTCCATAGCTTCACGTTTAAGACCTTTAAGCTCTTTACCAGCTCTTTTACGATTTTGCTTATCCGCTATTTTATCAAGCTTATCAGCACCTCTTTGTCTGATTTTTTGAGCACCTACTTCTTGACGCGCTTTTTGTTTAGGCGTTGCTCTAGCCTCAAAAGTATAAGGACGCGGTTGTGTTACCATCGATTTATTACCTTGAGCAACCTGGTTTGCATCGTCAGCAGACGTACCTTGTTGTTTCGTTTCTTTTTTGGATTCTGTAACTAAATTTTTTTCTTCTTTAGTAATTTCAGCACCCTTTGTAACATCTACCTGCTTTAAAGGCGTAACACCGTTTTGGCGCATTCTAGCTTCTTGTGCCCGCTTAGTAATAGGTTTCATCATGTCTATTATTCTTTATCTTCATTATCATCACTAACCCCTGCGCTTGACATAGGATCGGCGTCGGTTAAATCTTCTTTATCAAAAGCTGCTGAAAGATCTGTAAATCCTTTTGCTGTTATCCCAGCACCTGCAACTAAAGTTTCATTAATTTTTAAAGGTGAGCATTTAGCTCTTTGTGTAATCGGTAATTTGTGCATCGTTAAGATTTTTTATATGCTTCGTCTTCCCAAGGTAAATTTTTAGCACCTTCAAGCATATTTTGTCTAGTATATACTCTAGCAGGTGACTTTGTGTCTTTTTTCCACATAACAGAGTCGTCAGTGTAAGACAGCTTGCCTTGCGCTATTTGATTTAAGTGCACTTTTTCGTGCGCTACTGCGTCGTTTATCTTTTTTTGAGATAACCCCTTCTTAACAAAAATAGTACCGTCACGGTTAGCCTCAGCTTGCACACCTGGATCTAATTTTTTTTCAAATACAGGTGTACCGTGCTCAGATGCTTCTTTATTAATACCAAAAAGAGTGCTTTTATCTTTTAGTTTAAACATTACGCTCCACAGCCACAACCGCAGCCCTTTTTAATTTTCATAGGTGACGCACTAAAGTCGCCTGGTATCTTACCTGCCGCATCAATGGTCACCTCCTGGGTAGCTGGCATTTTGCCGTAATTGCATTTAGCTTTTTGAGTGATAGGTTTAGAATACATTATCTGTCCTTGTCTTTAATCATATCATCTATAGCCTTATTATAAACTTTATCTGTATATGATTTATTTTTATAAAACTTACTGGTAGTTCCAATAGGTATATCTTCTTCACCAAGCATTATATTATACATGCGTGTTATCAGACGCTTACCTTTTGTAGACACTTTATAAATACTGTATTTAATAGTAGTTCTGTTTCTATGACGCCAGGTATCTATCCAACCTTGCTGCCTTAACCGATCCCACCGCTTTTTATCCCAAGCATAAGTGTAAGTGCCTTCTATAAAATCATTACGCGTAAATCGGTCTTTGCAATCTAAATAGATAAGTAACTCTAGGTCAGCATCTAAAATATCGTAAGTTTTACAGGCCCATTTCCTAACGAGCCTGTAATACTTAAACAAATTTATTTCACGTAAGTCTGTAGGAGTTAGCCTCATTCTACAATAACAACATCACCTAGATTAATAACGTGATATAGCTCATCTTGCCATTCTATACCGTGTCCTGCGTGTTTATCATAGCGTATGATATTACCAGGCTCTACGCCTTGTACTTTATCACCAACGCTTACAACTTCAGCTTTTAAATACCTAACGTCTTTGTTTTGGTCTTCAGTAAGCTCGAGACCCCCAACTTTTTTGGGAGCCTCTTTTATTTTACGAATAACTATAAAGTAATTAATTGCCTGCATTTTCAATTCTTTGATTAGAAATTATACAATCTGCAGACATAATCGTTGTCGCTACACTTACCGCGTTTTTAAGTGCTGTTTTGGTTACTAATACAGGATCAATAATACCCGCTTTAACCATATTAACAGTTTTACCTGTTTTAGCATCTATACCTCTACCTTTTGTAACTATAGGCTCGATAGGTGCAATACCTGCATTATCCATTATAGTATTAAAAGGTGCGCGAATTGCGCTTAGCAATATAGCATGCCCAATACTTGTAGATTTAATTTTTTGCGAGGCGTGTAGCAGGGCACTACCGCCACCAGGTACGATACCCTCTTTTAATGCTGCTTGAACCGCATATATTGCGTCTTCAACGCGGTCTTTCTTTTCTTTTAGCTCGACTTGCGAGTCAGCCCCCAC